CGCAATATGCCCGTCCCGTGATGATGGTACGCGAGGGATGGGTTCAGCGTGGGCAAGAGCCTGTATGGCGTGACACCGTGACGATTCGACAGATTCCAAAGGAGGTGCAGCCGTGAGCGACCGTGAATTGCTGACCGAGTGCCTTGATGTGTTGACGCACGACGCCGCGCAGAGGACTTTCGCTGGCGGGGTGAGGATGTCGCAGTTGGCGATCAAACTCCGCGCCGCCCTCGCCGCGCCGAGCCTTGCCGTGACCGTTGACCCGCGACTGACGCCTGACGAAGCGGCGGCGATTTCGTCTGCCCTCGCCGCGCCGAGCGAGGACATCGAAGCCCTGCGGCGGGATGCCGAGCGGTACAGAAAGCAAAAAGAACGCAGTCACAGGCTGCAACGCTTATTGAAAGAGTGCGTGAAGGTGATGCAAGCAAATGTTGTGTTCCGTGACACCAAGGTACATAAGGATTTGAAAGCACGGATTCGCATTGAATTGGAGGACAAGCGATGAACGAGAAGCCCGAGGCTTTGAGGTTGGCGGATGACCTTAAAGCGTTCGCCCAATTCGGTGGTGGTCAAATGGATATCAAATCCGCCAACGAACTGTGCCGCCAACACGCCGAGATTGAGCGGCTGCGGGGGTTGCTGGCGGAAGCCCAAAAAGCGGTTTGGATGAATTACGACTGCGATTTACTAGCCCGGATTGAAGCCGCGTTGAAGGAGGTGCCGCGATGACGCTCGTCCACTTACAAGCCGGGGCCGTCATCGTCGCCGTCATCATCATCCTTTTGCTGACGATTTGGGGGGATCACTACTATGACTAACGAACAGACGGCAAAGTATCTTGCACTACGCGAAGCCGTAGAGCGTGCCGATCAGTTGACGGCGGTGCAAGAGCGATACCTTAAAAGCCAGGAGCTGCTAATCGAACAACTCACATCCCGCATCCGTCGGCTAGAGTCGGAGCTGTCAGAAGCCAGGTGCGGCCCGTGATTCGGTTTTCGGATTGGTTCCGTGGGTGGCGCTATGTGCGGGGGCGACGAAGCGCCGACTGGCGCCGCGTGCCCCGGCCTAATTGGGCCTGCTGTCGCGGTGGCCGGGAGGTATGGTGATGGCCTTCTTCTTAGGACTTTTGGCTAGCGTCTTGGTCGCCATGCTATTTGACGATTGAGAGCGCAGGCTCCACGCCCTCGGCCATGCGCCGAAGCTCGGAGCGAGCGATAGTGGCGAACTGGGGGTGAGCGTAGACGTGTTTCTTGGTCGGTAACTCACGCGAGTGCAGCCGACCACAGTCTACCCACCCCGCATCCCGTAGCGCGTGCATGAGCGCCGCTGGCACCACCCTGACACCACCAGGCGCGAGGCTTTGCAGCCGGTCGCAGATGGCGTAGAAGGGGGAGGCAATGACGCCACGGGCGAAATCGCCTTGACGCTGGCGGATCATTTCGACAAGGAACGACTCGGCGGTACTCATCGCCGATTCAATCATGATGATCTTGGCCTCAGTCATGGCGGGGGTTGCGCCTGGGTTGAACGCTGACACATCGCGGGCATCAAGCCACGCGGCGACGGCTTCAAAGCCGCCAGTCTTGTACCAATCCCACATCACCTCGGCTTCAAACGAAGACATCTTCTCGGCGTCTGACCAGACGACGAACCAGCGCCGGTCGTCGCTAGGCAAGGATATGGCCGCACGCTCGTTGCTGAAGGCGAGGACGAACACGCGATTTAAAGCATCGTAGGGGTGTAACCCCTTGCGGTGGATCGTGAGCAGCTCAGGCGGCGCTGCGATGATGGGCTTGAGTTGATTTTCAAGCGCCCGACGATCCTTAGCGTCGGCTTGGCGCAGCTCGTTGATGACCATGACCTCAGCCTCAAGCGCATAGCCCCACTGTGAGGACAGTTCCTCGTTGCGAACGAGGCTGATGTTGGTGTTGCGCTCACCGCCGATAGACCAGAGGAACGGCGCCCAAAGGGTGTCCTTGCCGCTGCCAGGTCGTCCCCCGTGCAGGATGGCGTGGTTGACCTTGCGGTTCGGGTGTTGACGCTTGAAGGCCATCACATCGAAAACATGGCTACGCTCGGCGGGGTCGGGAATCATACGCTCGGCGTGCTGAAGCCAGAGGCTGACATCCCCGGCAGAGGCCGGTGGGCGGGCATCGCGCCAGCGGTTGGCGTAGACCAAGCCAGCGCGGGAAACAAGGGTAGACTCGCCAGCGGCGAAAGTGACGCCGACCAGGGCGCGAGCGCCCATCGCTTGGCGGTTCTCATCAAAGCAAATGGACGCCTCGACGCGGCGGTTGTTGTGAATGGACTGGCAGGTGATATGCCGAAAGGTTGCGTTAAAGGTCGCACGCGAGAGTTGCCGCCGATCCGTCAAGTCAAAGTAGGCATCATCGTCCTGAAGGTAAGCGAACCGCTCAAACCATTCAGTTTTCTGCACTCGCCCCATCTCGCGGGCTTCAACTTCCTTGATGACGCGCTTGGCCTCATCGGGGAAAGCATCGGTCGGGGTGATTTGCGAAAGCGCGGCGCTCATCTTCTTGGCGAGCAGGTCATCCCGCAGCCCGTAGCCCGCGGCAGGGCCGCCCTGATCTTCAACCCACCGCAGGTACTTCTCGCTGTTCCAGTCGCCGCAATGGCCGTGGAAGCAGGTATAGGCGCGGTTGACGGGGTGGTACCGCCCGTCGCCCCTGCCGTCGGTGTGCGATGCGTGGTTGGGGCAGAGGACGCCGTACCAGCCCTCGTTGTTGGCACGCTCCAAGAGCTGCCCCTGCTCCTGCACCCACTCCAGCACCGTGTCCATGCCGTCATCGTCTAAGGCGATGCCCGCGTGGGTTGAGGTGTCGGCGGGGGCGGGGGTGACATTGAAGGCGGCGATGAGCTGCGGCAGACTGAACTCGCGCTCAGGGTAGAACTCCGCCAGCACTGCGGCGAAGTCATCGCGCCCAGGCTTGAGGTTGATGCTCCCCGGGATGCGGAAGTTGCGGACGGGGTTGATTGCGCCGGGGTCGGTGAACCCTGCCTCGGCTATGGCCTTGATGGCGGCGGCGAACTCCCCGCGCCGGGGCTGATCGTCAAGCGCGAAGGTGTAGCCCCACTGATAGTTACCGGGTGAGGTTTCCATCTTCCAGGTGGGTTCAATGGGTGGGATCTTGGCCTTGGTGCCTACATCATCCAGCACCATGAAGGCGACCCGCTCGCAGTTGGCGGCAGATGCGGATACGCCGTCGGTCATGCGATCCACGATGAAGCAGCCGGTGTTGCAGTACCAGGCGCCGGGGGTGGTGAAGTTGGCCTTCCCCGGCAGGTACGACGGCCAGACATACCGGGGAAGCCCCGCGCCATCAAGCATCGGCTGACCGGCGTAAACCTTCGGCTTCTGACGGACGAACAGGATGACTTCCCCCTCGGGGGCAATCTGTGTAAGATAGTCGGTGAATCGTTGCATTGTGTGTCCTCTCTCTCTCTTGGCCCCGGCCTGACCGCCGGGGCTTTTTTATTTGACGGCTACCAGCCCTTGCCGATGCAGCTTGCGGTCGGCGGCGTTCTCGCGCGTCGTTCCATACGTCAAATTGTCAATGTGGTTGTTTGTTTTTTGCCCATCTAAATGCCGTATTTCGCAGCGTTCCGTCATTTGTGGGCGCGCGCCTTCAAAAGCGTTTAACACCAACTCATGTACATACACAGTTTTTGTGACCCCAGCGCGCGCCAGCTTAACGCTTAAATAATTGTTAGTGAAGAATTGCTTTATGTCGCGGCCTTTATATGTCATGCCTTTGTGTCGGCCATAAGGAACCTGCCGAGTAAGCGACCGCACGTTTCCGTAGTTACTTACTTCGTAAAAACCTTCATACCCCGGTATAGCAGTCCACATTTCCATGTTAGCCCTTCCCGTATCTTTCCATCGTCTTGACATCGGCCTTGAGCGGTAAGCCCGTAGCCCATGCGGGTGCGGTGTTCATAACCCCATCCAGATGTTCGGCTGCGGCGGCGACGGCGGTGTTAGGCACGTCTAGCACGATTTCGTCGTGGATATGCAAAGTAATAAACTCCAGTTGTCGAAGCGCAGCGCGCAGCACATCGTTGGCCACGGCTTGGGTGATGTTCTCGCAAGCAAGCCCTTTCCACAGCCGCGCACGGGGCCATTCGGTGGCATCGGCGGCGGGTTTCCATGAGGCTTTGAGATACGATACCCCATCCTTTTCGATTCGTGCAAACGGATAGCAAAGAATCCGTCCGCTAGGTAGCGCGTACCAAAGGTGGGTGCCGTCGGCGTAGTAGACGATGCGCCCGACGCGGATCTCCGTGCCTGGGTTCCGAAGCGCGGTCATGTAGCCGTCCTCCAGCTTCTGCCAAAAGCGCACCGCCCACGGGTTAGCGCGGCGCCACGCCTTGACAATCCGCTCGGCATCTGACTCAGGGAGCGTAACCCCATAGTTCCGTGCCATCGCCGCGAAGGCTCCAACGCCCCCTGCGAAGCCAAGCGAGAGGATAGCGACCTTGCCTATCTGCCGCTGCTCGTCATCCACGGCGGCGGGGGTGGTGTTGAAGATGCCTGCGGCTTCGCGCTTGTAGATGTCGCCGCCAGCGCGGAACACATCTAAGACGGACTCCGCTGCGGGATCGGCTGAAAGCCACGGTGTCACCCGCGCTTCAATGGCCGACCAGTCTGCGACCACAAAGGTATGCCCCGGGGCGGGGATGAGGGCGGGGCGGAGCATACCCTTGAGTACATCCGTCACCCGCTTGCCGTAAGCCGGGACGATGCTGTGCCCGCGCACCAGCGCCTGGCGCGCCCCTGCGGCGTCCTTGATGCACTTGCGGGTAAAATTGTGAACTTGCGCCCCGTAGGAGGATGCCCGACCCGTAGCCGCGCCGCCTGCGAACACGAACGCGCCCCGCACCCGGTCATCATCCACATCGGCGAGGCTTCGCAGTCGCTGGAACTTGGCGACGGACGACGCCCAGAGGTCATCGGCGCACTGGATCATGTCGGCCACATCTGGGGGCACTTGCTCGGGGTCGGTGAGCGCAAGGAGGTTGGCACGCACGGTTTTGTCAATGGAATACTTCTTCTCGCCGTCCTTAAAAGTGACCATGAGCTTCTTGGCATCCTCGCCGACACGCGCTAGCACCCACTCACGCATCTTGGGGCTACGGACGGACTGGATCTCGCCGGTAGAGATTTCGGCTACGAGGGCTTCGATGTCTACGCGCTCGGCCTCGGCGTACTGCATAGCCGCATCGCAGAGTTCCTTGTCCACGCGCACGCCACGGTCGTTGATGCGCTCGTTCACATGGTAGTCGGCAAGTTCCTCGGGCGAGAGGTCACGCATGGCGAGACTGATTTCCCGCATGGTGCGAACATCCTGCTCGCAGTAGCCGATCATCTCGTCCATGAGGAACGGGTCGGTGTTGAAGGTGCCATCGGCGCGGGGGATGGAGAGCTGCCGGATGAGCTGCGAGCCGCGATGGTCTTTCTTCATCTTGGACGACACCGCACGGCCTACATCCTCAAGCGAACCTGGGAGGCAGTTAGCCCGGGCTTGGGTCGCGGTGCAGTAGAACTGCTCCAAGCGGTGATTGGTCTGCGCCACATACCAAAGGATCAGGCGCTCAAAGGTCGCGTTGTGGGCGCGGATTTGGCCTTGGTGCAGCGCCACGCGCTCGGGGAACGGGAGCTTCGGCACCCATGTCTGCACTTCCTCATCGCCAAAGGCGTAGGACATACAGATGATTTCGGTCGAGAGGTCACGGGCGTAGTTGTAGACCCCGGCGGTCTTCAATCCGCACCGGCTACGGGTCTCGAAATCAATATAGAGAGTGGTCACTTCGTCACCTTGGCAATGCGCTCACCAATCCATCGCATGCACGGCACCGCCATGCTGTTGCCGAGGGCTTTGTAGCGGGGGCCGTCCGGTGCCTCGTCCTTTTTGCGCCACGGGATATTTGTATACCCGTCCGGAAAGCCTTGCAGCCGCTCGCACTCGGTCGGCGTGAGGCGGCGGACTTGCACGGCTACCATCACCGTTGGCCCGCTTGCATTTACGCTGCTGCCGGGGGTGCCGATGGTCGCCGCCACCTCGCCCGTGATGGCGCCGTTGTAGCAGTCGGTGCCGAGCGCCATTGACTGGGCAACGCCTAACATCCCACCAGCACGGCCAGCCACCCGCATGGTGGGGGCTAAATCTAAAGTCGCGTCGCGGCCATCGTCGTTGCGACTAAAAGCCACCGGCAGGGCAACGGCGGCTTGCTGCGATGTTGTCAATGCATCGCTGATGCTTGTGTCTCGAGCATCGGTCGGCAACTGCGAGGTTTGGGCGTTGTGATGGAAAGCCACCGGTTGAGCAACGGTGCCCTCAAAACCACCTCCGGCTGTCCTCGCCTTCAAACACCCGAACAGTTCGCGGCTAGCATTCTGCTCCTCGTCTATGCCATACGCAAAGCCATCGCTAACGCCTCGGGCAACGCCTTGCCCCTTTTCTCTGCTCGGCGCAGGATTCCGGCACACGCTTTCGGACTCAAAAAGAACCGCTGCGGCACCGGCCTGGTCTCCAAGACATCCGACAACGAACACACGGCGACGGCGCTGGGCCACTCCGAACCATTGTGCGTCCAGCACCCGATAGGCCCACCCGTACCCCAGCTCCCCCAGCGCTGCGAGGAAGGTGCCAAAATCCCGTCCTCCGTTTGAACTGAGGACACCTGACACGTTTTCCCAAACAATCCATCGAGGCCGGTGACGTTCAGCGATTGCAAGAAACGTAAGCATGAGGTTGCCTCGGGGGTCATTAAGCCCTTTGCGGAGGCCCGCGACGCTGAAGGACTGGCAGGGGGTTCCTCCGACAAGAAGGTCAATTGATTCAAGATTCCACTCCTTGAATTTGGTCATGTCGCCGACATTGGGGACATCGGGGTAGTGATGCGCGAGCACCGCGCTCGGGAACGGCTCGATTTCGCTGAACGCGACGGGCTGCCATCCCATGTGGTGCCAGGCAACGGTCGCGGCTTCAATGCCGCTGCAAACAGAAAGGTATCGCATAGAAAAAGTCGGGGGCCGCAGGCGCCCCCTTCTCCCTTGGTTACAGTGCGCGACGGCGACGGCCCTGCGGCGCGGCGTCCCCCACCGCGGGGGCTTCGGCCACTTCAGCAGCGGCGTCTGCCGCGCCGTCCATGGACACCCACCCGACCACCTTGAAGATGGGCGTGTAGATGCGACCGTAGGACTTGTGCTGGTAGTGATCCTTCAGAAGCGTCACCAACGGCACCGGCTGGCTCTGATCCTTCTCCACCTGCTCGGCGATGGCTGCGGCAAGGGTCTGAATCGCCTTCTTCCCGCCGACCGAAGTCGCCGAGAACCGCGCTTCCAAACCCTCATCCTCGCCGCTGATGCACTTCAGCGACATCCCGACCTGCGTCTCCCACCCCTTCTTGGCGGCGGCGGGTGCCGGTGCCAGCTCGGGAAGAGGCTGCGTGACGGGAACCATCGACTCCGCCAACACCTCGCCGTCGCCCCAGGCGATGAAGCCGTGGACGAACGAGAACGGGTTAATGGCCCACTTGCTGCCTTCCTGCACCTCGGTCTGGTCAGCGCCGAAGACCCAATGGCCGGTCTTGTCCATCTTCAGGATGGTGACGCCATCACCGACGGTGGGGATGGAACGCAGCGCCTGCGCGAGCGTGGCGGGAGCCGGAAGACCGGCTTTCTGGAACAAAGTGATATCTGACATGATTGAACTCCTTGGATTACACGATTTTTGACAAAGCAGCAGACAACTGCTGCCCAATTTGCAACACGGCGGGACGGGGATCGCTCTCCGGCGCCAGCGTGGTGCCCGATGACTGCGATGTCACCAACTCCGGGGGGAGCGGCTTCTTCACAGTCTTCAGTTTCTTCTCCGCCTGCGCTACCGACAGCACAGACGGCGTTTCGTAGGGGTCGATGCCAGCGGCCTTCAGCGCCGTGGCGGCGGCTTCCTCGTCCGTCCACTTGCGCGTGGCACGCTTCTGGACGAGCTTGTAGCCGGGGACGGGGTTGCCAGACTCTAGCACTTGCAGCGCAAGACCGCGCAAGTCGCTGACCCATTCCTCCAGAAGCGCAGCGCGGGTGAGCGCGTCCGAGAGTTGCTGTACATCCAGCTCCTTAATCTGCTTTTGGAGCGCCCGGTCAACCACGCCCGTCATCAGGGGGCAGATGGGCTTGGCCGCGCACCAACGGCAGTGGGCGCCCGCCTTCATGGGCGCTGCGATGCTCTGGCTATCGCGCACGGCGCGAACCAAATCGTTTTCAAACTGCGTCACGCGATGAAGGGTTGTCACCCAACGCCTGACGACGGGCGGCTGCACGATGACGATTTCAATTTCGGTCGCGCCGTCAAACACCCACTCAAGGTTTTCTGTCCGGCTAGCAGCGGCGGTGTAGAACAGCCCCTGCTCGTTTTCCTCGGCGTCCACCGCAACGCCGTCGCCGAACTTCCAGTCCAGCACCACGGCGCGGTTGCCGATACGCCCGATGAGATCGGCGCTACCGAACACGCCGGGGAGCAAGTCGCCGAAGGAGACTTCCGCCTCCACGACATACTCCATGCAGTTGTCGGGGTCGATTTCGTTGAGCGCGGCAAGCGCAGGCAGAATCTTTTCATCCAGCAGATCTTGGTCAAGTGTAGCCGTGATGCCGTCCTCGGTGTGCGTAGCGCCCAAGAAGTCGCTCGGCGGGTTGCCGTGTTCCAGAATGAGCGCGATGACCTTGTGCAAGAGCGACCCGCGCACGCTGTACTCGGTCGCGGGCTTGGGCGGAACCTTCTGGACAAGCGCCACGCTGCCGGGGCAGGCGATGACGCGCTTGGCGGTAGAGCCGCCGACGATTTTGGAATGAGCCATGACTGAACCCTCGTTGACTGATAGTGAGGCAAGGTTAGACGCAAGGAATCGGCTTGTCAAGCGTTTCGTTACAAGATAGGATGGGGGCATGAAAGAAAAAGACATTGAGCAGCGGTTGGACTGGGCGGTACAGCGCGCCGGGGGGCAGACCTGGAAGTTTGTCAGCCCTGCGAATCGCGGCGTATCGGATCGCATCGTTTGCTTGCCGAACGGCGATACCTGGTTCGTGGAACTGAAGCGCCCCGGCGGTAAGCGCACGGCGTTGCAGGAGCGGTTTGCGAAACAGATGGTGGCGCTACGGCAGAAGTACGCCCTGTTGTCAAGCGCGGAGGAAGTCGATGCTTGGGTTACGACCATATCAGGCTGAAGCCGCCGACTTCCTCTACGCCAACGACCGCGCCATGATGCTTGCACCCGTGGGCGCAGGTAAGACGGCGACGGCGCTTGAGGCCATGCGCGATGCCGTGCGGGACAAGGTGGTCGCTCGGTGGCTCGTCGTTGCGCCCCTGCGCGTAGCCCGTCATGTATGGCCCGTAGAAGCCCCCAAGTGGGCGCCGGAGTTGACCCTAGCCCTTGCCGTAGGCTCAGAGCAGACGCGCTATAAGGCGCTCCACGCGCCCGTGCAAGTGGTCGTGACCAACTACGACAGCCTTCAGTGGCTTGCTAAGCAGCAGCTCGACTTTGACGGCGTGGTGTTTGATGAGCTGACTCGGCTCAAGAACCCGTCCGGCAAACGGTTTAAGGCGTTTCTGGAAGCCATTGAGCATATCGGCATCCGGTGGGGTCTGACCGGATCGTTCACCAGCAACGGCTTGGAGGATGTCTTTGGGCAGTGCAAGATTATCAACCAGAAGCTGCTAGGCCGAAGCAAAGGGGCGTTCCTCCAGCAATACTTCCACTGCATCAACCGTGACCACGGGCAGTGGGAACCGGCGGCGGGGGCGCTAGAGCAAGTCATGGCGCGCATCAAGCCTGCGACCTTTGTGCTAGAGCCTGGGGTCTACACCGACACCTTGCCGCCCCTGCACACGGTTCTCATGCGCTGCGACATGGCTGACCGAGCGCCCTACGAGAAGATGAAGGCCGACTTCCTTGTGGATTTCCCCGACGCCCAAGCGGTAGCGGCGAACGCAGGCGCCGTCACCCAGAAGCTCCAACAGATGGCCGGGGGCTGGGTGTACGACACCCGCAAGACGCCGCACCCCGACAAGCCGGGAAAGTTCATCGTCACGCAGACCCCGGTGTGGTTTTCTAGCCACAAGTTTGACCTTGTGGATGAGGTTGTTGCCGAGAACCAACACGCTTGTACAATTATTGTTTACAACTACCAGGAAGAACTGGCAGAATTGCAGCGTCGGTATCCGACGGCGCAGACGATTGACTCGCCGCAGGTTGTTGATCGGTGGAACCGGAGCGAGGTGGAGCTGCTGTTGCTGCACCCCAAGTCTGCTGGCCACGGGTTGAACCTACAGCACGGCGGGTGCCGGATGGTGTTCTGCTCGCTGCCGTGGTCGCTTGAGGAATACGAGCAGACGGTCGGGCGGCTACACCGCAGCGGCCAGAAGCACGACGTATGGGTTTATATCTTGCTCACCAACAAAACCGTTGATGAGCGCATCTGGGCAGGGTTGCACGACAAGCGCAGCCTGTCCGACTTGGCGATGAAGGAGTTGACCGAATGAACTGGTACGAACTGAACGCCCGACTGCCGGGGCTGGATGAGAACGCGGTTAAGGAACTGCTGGATCACGAACGCATCAACGGGCGGCGCAAGTCGTTCCTTGAGCGTCTGCACCAGCGGTTTACCGCCATGCGCGCCGAGCGCGAACGGGCGGAGATTCTGACCGAGGCAATCCCCCGCCGCGAAGGCTAGACTTTCTCGCCCCGGAACCAGACCGCACCGGCCTCGAACACGGCGAGCTCGGGTTGCAAGAGCCGCCCGTCGCGGAAGGTCAGCACGGCAAAGCCCGACGCCCAGTTGTGCGGCGCGGCCTCGGTGTAGTTGAATTGCGGCCCGTTAATCTCGGCAAGGGTGCCGGCGTCCACCCCGTACCTGCGACCCCGGTAGTCGGCCCAAGCGGTGCAGCCCAATTTGTGCAGGTGGCCGTGGACATAGTGAGTGCCGCTTTTGAGGGTTGAATTGTAGGCGCTGTGGATGCCGCCGTTCAGCGGGCGATGCCTGATGACCGTCCAACCATCCGTCTCGGCATTGATGTGCAACGCCCACCCGGCACGCCAGCGAGGTAGGTAATCAAGCAGGGTTGCGCCGGATAGCCCTTCGGCTTCCGGCGTGTTCGCCGACCAGTAGTTTTCAAATCGCGCATCGTGGTTGCCGATTGTACGCACCAGGCGCGCCCGCCCTGCCGCTCGTTCAATCTCGGCGCATCTGTCCTGCACGGCGTGGAGTTCATCCTTCAGCGTCGGCTGCTTCTCCCACATGATCCGCGCATGGCGGCTGATTCTGGCACCGTCGAGGATGTCGCCGTTCAAGCACACGATATCCGGTTTCGCGCTCTTAATCAGCCGCAACATGGCTTCGTGGGCGGGTGAAACCATGCCGGGCCAGTAGTGGCAATCGCTGGCCACAATCACGGTGCCGTTACGCACCGTCTCGCTCATTTCCCGCTCGTACTGCTCGGCGCGTTTTGCGGCCAGCTCATTGAGTCGTTTGCCGATGCCTGTCTTGCCCTTCTGCGTGTCAGAAGCAGGTCGCGGCGAGGATAGGCTGACCCCAAGATTTTGCTCTACCCGTCGCCGCCTAGCAAAGACGTTCCTAACCTTCATGTCGAAATACTCGGCGACTTTCTCCGCAGAACCTAGTCTTTCCCAGGCTTCGGCAAATTGTTCATCGGTTGAAAGTTTCATTTTTCCTCGTTGAATGTAGTCAACGCTTGGTGCAGCAGACTGCCGAGATTGTCCACAAAATTTTCGTCATCATTTAACGGGTGGTTCATTTCCGAGAGGATGCAATGCCCTAGCTCGTGGCAAAAAGTCTGCTGCAATTCTGTTTCGCCCTGATCCCCACGCAGGTCAATGCGGTGCCGGTTGGGGTCATAAATGCCCACATCGTCTTTGGAATGACGCCACCGAGAAAGCGGGACGATGCGAACTGCGACCGCGTGACCATGCACCCTAAATCGGCGCGGTATGCCGAGCCGGGTTTGGCGGGTCATGGCGCCGCCCACCCCTGCAAGGCGCGCAGCTTGGCAATCTCCTTATCGCAACTACGCGCTAAATCCCTCAAGTCGGGGCCGATGTCCGGCCCTTCTCCAGAATCTGCTCCAGGCGCTTCTGCATCTCCCCCGGCGGCGGGGGCGGAACCATCAGTTCCTTCGGGGGTGTGCGGGGCGCGGGGCACGGCGGGGGTGCGGCACAGCCGGACAGGACGAGTATCCCGAGGCACACGGTCAACGCTATCAAGCTCTGCTTGGTAGGCGCTGGAAGCCGCTTCAGCGCGAGCACGATCAGCGCGCTCGGCCCGTAGTTCAGTCTCCAGACGGTCAATTTTAGGCTCCAGTTCATTGCGTACACCCTCGCGGATCTTGTGGACAGCAAGCGCCGCGCCGCCAATCAGTACGGCTACGGCAATCAGATGGGGCAGATAGCGTAGCAGGAGGACGGGCATCAATCGTTACCTTCAGCCTGAAAGCCGGGGCAAGTGTTGCGGACGGTGTACCAGCCGTGGTGCGTCTTGTGAGCGCACCAGACCTTGGCATCACTTTGCGTGATGGGCGCCGCCCAAAAGCACTTGCGACATAGCATCATGCCTCATCTCGACTCGCTGGCCTACCGTTGGAGGCTAGAAGCGGTAGCGTAGCGGTGTGGGAGGGTTCTCTTACCGTTATCGGCCAACGATAACCCAAGACCCTAGCGCGGTCAAACGGCGCGATGCTTACGGCGTTGCCTTGGTTGCCACCTAAGATCATAAGCCGCGCCTGCTCATCCTGCCCTACGACAAAACCAACGTGACCGCCGCCGCCGCGCTCAAGGACAACAACGCAGCCTACGGCGGGTTTGATAAGCGGGACGCCCCAGTTGAGCCACGCCCGAGCGCGGTAGCCTGCCTTTGCTGACGGCATCCCGAGGTCACGGAAAACGCCGTCAACGAACACGCCGCACCATGCGGTTTCGTCGTCGTCCCACCACGCCCTCATCTGCCGCAGCCACCGGCCAATCTGCGGATCGGTGAACCTGCCGTGGATCTCCCGCAGCCCAATGAAGGTTTTGGCGTAGGGGAGCCAAGGCGGTAAATCGGTCACGGCTTTATCCCCGTCACGAAATAGAACACAAGGCTTGCAAGCGCGGCGATTAGCAGCAGCATACCGCCGACAACGCGCAGCCCGATATGCAGCAGCGTCTTGTTAAGCGTGGCCATGTTGGCATCCAGGTGCCGCACTTGCACGGTCAACTCTGACACGGCCACCGCCGTTACGCGGCTGCGCTCGGCGCAATCGACAAGGTGATCGTTCAGCGCCGCCGAGGTGCCAAGCGCCAACCGCTCGACCGACCGCAGGCGGTCATCCTGCGTTTCTGACAGTCCCCCGCCCACATCACTTCTCGCTGAGAGGCTGAGTGGTGATGGTTCGCAGGGCGATGTTGGTCATGGCGCCTATCAGCAAGATAGCCGCCGCAACCTGCGCTCCGAACAGCGTCGTCAAGTGCGCGCCGACCAGCTCCAGGCTTGCAAGGAGGGTGAGCGCAAGGTTCCACCAGACGGTTTTAGATTTCAGGGCGCCTTTCAACATGGGTTATGGCCTCAGGGAGTTGGTGTTTGTGGGTTCCTTTTCCTTCGACTCAACGGCGAAGGATCGGGCGGCAAGGGCGACATCGCGGCTAAAGCCGTTCCAGCTCTGCGCGTTCTTGAACTGCGCCAACACTTTGTTGCGCTCTGCGGTCGGCAGGGCATCAAGCAGTTGCGCGAACGAACGGCCAGACTTGGCAGCGTTGATGACGGCATCGGCGGTAGCGTCGGCCACCTTGGCTTCAATCGCCGCCAACACTTCGTTGGTGGCCGTTGTAGCCCGAGTAAAGAACGGAAAGCGCAGGCGCGTTCCGCGTTTAGACTGTATTTTCTCCAAAGGAGCGCGCCCCGCACGGGCTTGCGCCGCCGCTTCAAGGTCAAGGCCGATGGTGGACTGCAATTTGGCAAGGAACGGCTTGTCTCGCGTCAGCACTTCGGCAATGTTGTACTTGCCGCCACCAAAAATCTTTTCGACAATTTTGGGGTCTTGCCCAGAAAGGATATTGAGAATCTTGGTCTTGGCGGCGGGGGTGCCTTTGCGCCATTCGCTCTGCAAGACATCCGCAAGCTCCATCTCGTCAATCTGCATCATACCCTGCTCAAAGGTGCGAAGGTAGTCCTTCCACCCCTTGCCCCCGGCCTTTTCGATAGCATCGTCCATGACGGGGCGCAACCGCCCGAGGATTTCTGCGGCCATGCGCCGCTGCGCCTGAGCATCGGCGTTCGGCATCAACTGTTGGATGACGCCGGAGATGCCGTTCTTGCGGATGGCATAGATTGCTTCCGGGGTGATGACGCCGTTCTGCGCCGACCAATCATCAAACATCTGCCGCACTTGCGGCAGCGCCTTAGCCAGCGTCGGGTTGAGGGCGACATCCGGATCGCGCAGCATACGGTCAATAGCGCCCGTAAACTTGTCCGCCGTAATAGGAGCAAGCCCCCGGTCTTTCATACTCTGAAGCGTGTTCTCGGCAGCGCGGGCAGCGCCGCCTGCTTGCAGCGATTCGGCGGCGGCTTCCGTAGCCCGAACATCCGCACGGTCGGCCAACTGGCCGGGGAACGTGTACCTTGCCGGAGGGCGCGGAGCCGCGCCTACCGTTGCAGCGCGAGCGCCGCCACTTGCCGACCAGTTCTTTGCCCAATCCAGCGCCCGATCAGCGGCGGGTACGAACCGACGCACCCGATCCACCGCTTCTGCGGCGGCAGCGCGCCCTTCTTTAGCCAACACTTCAAGCCGGGGCATGACGCGCCCCGTCTGCCCTGCCGCCTCAAACGCTTCTTGGCGCATCGGCGTAGTGATAAGGCCAAGGGTTTCTTTCGCTCCTGCCCGAGCCGCACGCGCTTCCGTTTTGGTTGCGCCGCCGGACATACGGGCAAGGTAGTTGGCAATGTCCTGCGTCTCGTTCTTGCGAAACGCATTGACCACGCCCGCAGGGTCAGCATCTTCAGCGGCCTTGAGCAACGCCTGAAGCACCGGCAAGTCCATGTTTGCCGCTACGCGACTGGCGGGGGCATCCGGCTGCGCCTGCATGGCGGCGCGAAGGGCGTTGATTTCGTTTCCAATAGTCTGACGGACAAGCGTGTTAGCGCGCACATCAGCGGATCGGCCAAGTACGGCATCCGCAACGGCACCCGCACCCTTAGACACCAGTTTGGCTACAGGCGGGGCTACGAGCGCGATGCCCGTACCGACCGCCGCGCCGGTTCCGGCTTCCTCTGCGCCGCCCATGATAGCCCCCGCCGCCGCGCCAGGTACGGCGGCGCCTCCGGCGCGCATAGCAAGTTGCGCTGCTTTCGGTGCCGTAGTCGCAAGCCCACTCTGAAAGCCGCTAGTCTCGATGGCTTTGGCTGCGGGCAAGAGGTAGTTGGCAACGCGGGGCGCTCCTGCGGCTAGCAGTCGCAGCCCCCCGCCAAGTATCGGCCCCGCCGCTACGCCAGCGGTTACTTTAAGGAAGTCAGTCATCGCCGCCAGTCGTTCGTCGGGCGTTCCCGCTTCTTCAACTTGCGGCCGAAAGTTTGTTGCTCGATCTCCGGCTACCGAAATAGACGGCATACGGCGTTGCGGAGTTTCGCTAACAGCCGCAGCGGGGGCAGGCTCTGCCGCAGCGGGGGCGGGGGCGGGGGCAGGGGTGGGGGCAGACGTCTCTTGCTGCCGCGCAAGCGCATACGCTTGTGCCACCTTGTCAAACTCGGGCGTGCCCTTCTTGTCCTTGTTACGAACAATCCAAGCCGCATAGTCCTGCGCGGAGGCCACTGTCATTCACCTCGCAAAATACGGTCAGCTTCATCAAACACCGACGGCGCTGCCGCAGGCGCCGCAGCAGGAGCTGCCGCAGAAGGCTTGGCTTTATAGAACGGCGAATCTGCGTGCGCCATTTCGTATGCCTCGGTCGCGTTTGTGACAAGACTATCCATAAACGTCTTGATTTCAAGAAGTCGATTTCTTGCCTCGCCCTCCTCCATCGTCGGAGTCAGCGTGTCAATCATGCCTTCCAAAATCGGCCATTCACGCTCGGTAATTTGACCAACGGAACCGCCGCTTCCTTGCCGGATCAACTGCAAACCAGCAGTCTTCAAACTGCTCCGCAACGAGTCAAGCTGCGATTTCAAGTTCGCGGTTTTGCCGCTAAACTGCGACGACACATACGCATTGTAGCCGCCAAACAGTTTGTTGAAAGCATCACGATTATTTTCATCAAGCAAAGACTCTATTTTAGTGTTTGCAAGATTGCGCTGCGTTTCAATCCCCTTTACAGTGGTAAAATCAGCCGAGTGGGCTTTGCGCTGTTTCAGGTACAACTCAGACCCCGGCACGGCTTCAATCCGCCCGGTTTCGGCGTTCCACTTCTCCCCCGGCTTGAGTTTGGCGGGAGGCTCTACCAGATTTTTCGGCGCCGCTGCGGCTTTTTCTGCCAACTCCACGCGCCGTTGCTCCAAGGCGGTGCGAGCTCTATCACCGGGCGACATCGTGACCGCCGCCTGTGACCCTGGCACAACGGTTGCGGGGCCGCCGCCTCGGGTCGGCGTAGCAAGCACACGCACATTTCCGCCAAGGTTCTGCGAGGTGAAAGTCTGCTCGGTCTGCTGCGCGGCGGTCAGCGCCGCCCTTTGAATCTGCTGCAAGCCTAACGCTAGAACTTTCGGATCGTCCGGTGCAGACTCAAGCATCGCAGCGACTTCAGGCGAAAGAAGCCCTGACGCCACAGACTGCGCCACCCAAGGCGCAAGCGTGGCTTTGTTAAGCGCGCTAGGGTTGCTTAAAAGCGCGCCAGCTTGACTTGCGACAATCCCCGCCGCCTTTTCAACATTCCCCAACTCCGCGCCGCGAGTCGTGGCTAGTGACCCTCTGGCTTTGGCGCGAGCGTCCAGAATGTTAACCCCGCCTGGGGTTCGCAGCAGCTCCTCATCAGACGCGCCGCGAGCAAGTACGGCTCGCAGGGCGTTGGCGTCTGCAACCTCTTGCTGCGCCTGCTGCATCTTGAGGGCGTTGAAGGCTTCCTGCTGCCGTGCAGCACTAGCGGACCGCCCCATTTCTATGCCGCTGACGAAAGAGCCAAGCACATTGGCTGGCTGAATCTGCGTGTCACCGATAATAGGCATGGCTTATCTCGGCCCCGAGAAACTAGACGGAAGAACACGCCGACCCGTGACATTGACGCCGGTAAGCATTGACGCATCCCCGCCACCGCCGCCGCTGCTGCCGAAATACCCGCCTCGCATCATGCCGTACCCCATAGCCGCTTGCCCCAAGGCGTTGCTGATAGCGTTGGCCTGTCCGATGTAGCCCGAAGCGCGAGCGCGGCCCGACTCCATCATGGTGTTACCGGCGTTGACGCCAAACTGCCCCGCCTGGTTCGACAGCTGCTGCGTGGCCGTCTGCCCTGCGCCATAAAGCGACCCAAGCGCGCCCATGCGATCCGACTGAAGCAAACGCATACGGTTGAAGGCGTTGGTGAACTCGCCCGAAGCGAACTCCTGTCCGTACCGCCCTGCGGCTTTGAGCGCACCGCCAGAAATCATCCCGCCGCGAGCCGCCGCCGTGCGGTCAAGGGACTTCAAACCCTCGCTCAAGCGGAACTGATAGCCGGGATCCATCTCCATGTCGGCGGCGGTAAACTGCCGTCCGACCGCGCCGTACCCCGCTGAGTTAGGGTCGCCGCCAAGGCCGAGCATCCGCATCATCTCGTTCTGCGAAGTGATGCCCGCCTGACGGAACGGCTCTGCCAATTCCGTCTGGCGATTGAACATCTCACGCTGCAACTGCGTGGCTTGGTCAGCCGCCTGCTGTTGAGCGCGAGAGGCTTTTCGTGCGGCGCGGGATTGCGACACGCCGCCGATGATGGCCGAGCCAAGGATTGCGGTTTCAATTCCCATCGGATGCGCCTCTCACAAAAAAGTCGTCTTGCTGTACAAATCCAAGCCGCTGCAAAATGCCGTGCATATATTCGTGCCCGGGGGTCACGCGGGTGGTCACACGCGGCGCGGCAAACAAGTTTTGCAGCACCGCCCGAGTCGCCCACCGCTTGCGCCACTCAGGCACCACGGAGACGTGCAGCTCGTCCCCTCTAAAATACACTGCGCCGATACATTCGTCACCCCTCATCAGCGCCTTGACCGTCCACCCCTCCATAGCCGCCGCGTACTGCTCGTAAGGTATCGGCGCCGTCCAATCCGTCGCCCGATAACCCGCCCGTAGCCCCGCCTCTCGGTCGTCGGCTAGGGTTGTCACGACACTTCCCGCCCCGAGCAGCGGATGTTGATGGCCGACGCCGTACCGGCGATGGTCGAGATGAAGCCGCCGGGGGATATGATGTGACCGACCAACTCGGGGAAGGTGTAAGTTTCCCCCGCCAGCAGCGTCTTGGCCTTGACAATCAGGTTCTGATTGCCGGGGGTGTCGTTCAAAGCGACGAGGTTGACCGACAGCGTAGCCGCCGCCGCGCTGTAGTTGGTCGCCGTGAACTTGTCAATGATGGCTGACACCCCAGAGGCCACATACTGCGTGGTCTGTGAGTTAAGCGCCGTGCGGGATGAAACTAGGACTTGGACTGCGATGGCCATAGGTACCTCACGGTGCGGAGTCAACCGATACCGTTATGGTACAGAAGTTGACAACTGCTTGCGTAGATGCAAGACGAATCTGGATGTACAGCTCTCGCTGGACGCTGTTGTTTGTAGCCGTCAGCGTAAAGTCGCGGGTGGTGCCAAGACTGAGCCAAGTCGCCGGGGTAGCCCCGCCCGTAGTCCCGCCGCCCGACCCCCACTGCGCGTAGACCTCATAGTTGGCGGCGGTGCCGCTTGTCAGCCATTGCCCCGAGATAGCGGTCAAGACGCCAGCGGAGTTGGTGCGTGAAGCCACTCCCGTGTTGGCAAGACGGTAGGTAGCCGTGGCCGTACCGCCGATACCCGCCAAAGAGTTGTTCAGCGCCGACTGATCGGACAGCACCACGTTAGAGGGGTAAGTCCAATAGAAGCACACGCTGCCGTCGCCGCCTCGAAAGCCGAAGCCGCCTGTGACGCCGCTATCGTTACCGCCGCCGCCGGGGGTGTTGCCGGGAGCGCCGCCCGTGCCGCCGCCGCCCGCCACGTTTCCGGCGTCCCCGCCGAGGCTGATACCCCCCGCCGTAGGCGCTACGCCAAGATCCCACGGGATGCCGCCGGTCATGGAGGTTGTACCCGCCGCACCTGGCGCGGTTGTCTGCCCGCCCTTGCCGCCCCCTGCCGTCAGGGTGATGGTGGGGGATATGGGCGGGACTTCAATAACAGAATTGGTGCCGTCGGCGCCGTTACTGTACGGGCCACCACCTTGACCAAACACCGCCACGGTATAGCCAATCTGCGTGGTGCCGCCTACGACCGAGAACGACCGCTTCACAAACGCCGCGCCGCCGCCGCCATAGCCCGCTAGGCCGGGGTTAGAGCTACCCCCGCCACCACCACCCCACAACTCCACGGTGCAGCCCGTAGCGCCCGTAGGGGCGGTAATGGTGCCAAATGTACCCGGCGCCATGCACTGCGAGGCTAGGCCGTTGCTTCCCGTGAGCAGGACTAGGGCGATGTGAGCCATTAGCTCACCCCCGGGCCACCGATGAGCCAAGAAGTGCTGCCAATCTTGTGCAGCACCGCCATGCCGTTACGCGCCACGGAGCGGGTGCCCGTCGTGGTGCTGTTGGCAAGGGTGAGCGTGTCGGTGGTGATGGCGACCGAAAGCGTGGTGGTGTTGGTGTTGACAACCAAAATCACCGTGCCGATAGGAAACGCTACCGTGCCGTTAGCCGGAATCGAAAGCGTCAGGCTAGTGCCGTTCATCAGCACCGACTTGCTCGCGTCCGAAAGGATGAGGGTGTAGTTGGCGGTCTTGCTGACCTGCGGCGCGTCCCGATAGCCAACCGGATAGTTGGTGTTGGACGGCGCGTTGTCAGGAATCTGCGCGGTGCCGGTGAAGGTGGGGCTAGCGATGGGGGCGTAGGTCGCTGCCGCCGTTGCCGCCGTGATGCCGTTGGTGATGCCGTAACCCGCAAGCGTGGTCGGCGTGCCCGTTATCTCCGACCAAGGCACCCCGGCGATGCTGAGATCGTTGATGCCCGTCAAGTCGTCGTGGGTGCTGATGGTGACGTTGGCGGCGGTAGTCAACACGAACTTGTACGCCGATCCGGTATCAAGCCAGATGGACTGCGGGACGCGCCCCGCCGAGTCCAACACAATCGGGTTGGTGTGCGGGGTCGCACCCGTAGCCGAAGTGAAAGTGGCAAGGGGGGTGGTGGTACCCGCGACGTAGGTCAGAATCTTGCCGCCCGACAGCGGGTTGCCGCTGTTGTCGAAGAACTGCGCTCCGGCGCCAGCCATAGGGGAGAGATGAACGGTCATGGTGCCACCTGCGTAACAGTAAGGATGACGGACGGCGCTGCGGGGCCGAACGCCGTTGCAGCGAAGGTTTCCAGAATGATGTCGGTGCTGTCAACTGCCCACATCAGCTCAAAATAGTCCCCGGCACCTAGCCGCAAGACAAAGTTCCACGCCGCGACGATCTCGGCGTTGTTGTCTTTCATGCGTATGTGCGACATGGAGTTGGCGAGGCCGGTACCCGCGCCGTTGATGCGCGGCCAGATAAACACCATCCCCGCGCCACCCGCAGTCTTGTCGAGCTGTGCCGAAAACTGAAAGTCGTAGGTTCCAGGCGCGGTTACATAGATGCGCGAGGTCGGAGTGCCACGGTAGCACCCTGCGGCGATATCCGTCGTGTTAAAGGTGATGGGGTAGGCCGTATTGATAGCCGCTGCCGTCTGACGGGTCGTGTCGTAGAAAGCCCCGTAAGCCGCCGCAGGCTGCGGGGTGCTTGGCGGGGCGACCGCGAGGGCTTGGATGTCGGTCTGAAGCGCCGCGACTTCCGCAGTCGCGCCGGTAAGCGGAGCGATTGCGAGGTCGGCCAAGGTGATGTCCGTAGCGCCGCCGCCCGTCAACTGGAACTGGTTGTTGAGGTAGCGGAACCACTCACGCGAGATGAGGCCGGTGCGCTCGTCAATCAGCGGCACGCGAGGGGCGGGAATGTTGGTGATGTTAGGCACTGGTCGGCTCGATCATCAGCTCCGCGCCCATGATAGCCGTCACCACCGGATCGGTAGCCGACGCCTCGTACACACGGTCGCGGGACTTGAGCGTAGCGCCCAAGCGGTTCCAGATGACGCGGGTTTCGGTGCGACCGATAGCGCCCATCGGACGCCAGTATTCGTAACTCCAAGTGTGCCCGCCGTCATCCGACCACCGCAGCATCATCTGCGGGTTGTTGCCTTGGCCTACGGAGATGCCGACACCGACTTGGCAGTCCACCTGCAAGCGGCGATGAATTGTTCGCTTCAGGTCATTCTGCCCCGGCCCTAACGCACGCCACGACCGTAGCCACTTCTGCGCCGCGCCGTTGTCAGCGTACACCGCCAAGTCAAAGGCGTAGATGTTGCCATTCTCAAAGTCGCCCACGACCGGATCGCCGTTGAACCGCGCCTGGCAGTTAGAGCGATGGCGGCGAAACCGGCCATCCTCAAGCGCGGCGCGTTCGTGCCAAGCCTGCGTCGATGCATCGTACACCCAAGTCGTCTCCGCGCTCGGGAACACCAGAACATAGAAGGCGTGGCCGTCCTGCTGATAGGTGTAGGCAAGGGCATCGCTCATGTCGGCGTAGCCCTGAATCGCAAACTCCACCGCATGGGTAGAGACGCGCACGCCCTGATAGCCCTGCGCCCGATAGACGATGCCTTGGCCGCGAGCATCCGCCCCGAGCCAGAAGACGCTGTTGTCAAGCTTGGCCACGGAGTAGGGGGCGATGCAGCCGATTTCGTTATACGCGCCTTGGATGCGCGTCAGCGGGAAGTCTAGGTCAGCGGAGTTGTACCAGACCTCAACCGAGTTGGTGCCAAAGAGCCACACTTCGCGGTGGTCTACCGCCAGCGCCACCAAGCCGTCGGGCGAGCCTTCGGCGCTGGCAAACTCTAGCGGGTCAATGGCCAAGCCATCAAACAGGCTTGTCACCCAGATCTTCTGACTGTTCGGCTCGTTGAAGACGAAGTAGCCGTCAAGGTAGCCAACGTTGACGGCGCCGGGGAAGTCGGGGTCGGTAATCTTGGCAAACACGTTGGTCGCCATGTTGTAGATGAACCCGTCAGGGTTGCAAGCGACGAAAATCTGCGTGCCGTTGTCGGCTATTGACACCGGCCCATACCCCGTGATGTCGCCCAACTTGGTCGCCGTCAGCCCCGAGGTGACTTTGTAGAACTCCAAGCCCGAAGCGACATACACATCCGTGCCGTGCGCCCACAGCCCACGGATGGGGCCAGCGCCTACGGTGGTGACAAGGCGCAGCCCCGGGCACCGTTGCAGGTACGCCGGTTCCTTGCCGCCCTCGGGGATGGCCTCGGGGTAGAGATTGACCATCCGATTGTCGGCAGCATTGGGGCTTCGCAGCACATAGCTGCTGCCGAGAATCGGGGTCTTCATCAGTAGTTGCCAGCGTAGATGTTGAAGCGGTTGCGCCGCGCCATGAGGCTATAGGGCATCGCCATCAAGTCATCGGGGTTGTTCACGCGCTTAAGCGTGCGCTTGCTAACCATCGCAATCCGACGCACATCCGCCGCCGGATCGGTGTTGAACTCCGGCGCAAGCTCCAAGGCCAAGTTGTAGCGGAACGCCCGAAGGTACCCCGGCGGGAACAGCAACTCGGTATCCAAACTCGCAGCCGTGGCCAAGGGCGACACGGACACGAAATGGAACTCTAGCGTCCGCGTCGGTACCGGGTACACCGCCAAGGTGATGTCGGGGTAGGTCATGTTGACCCACATGACTTGCGGGAAGGTGCTGGTGACCGTCTTGACCGCGATGTTGTTGTACTGCAACTGGTTCAAGAACTTGATGCCATACGACACGTTGGTAGACGGGTCGCGGAAGAAGGTCGAGTCCTCAAGCAGAATCGGACGCTGCGTGACATAGCCGTTCGGCACAATCAAATCATCGTTCTGCGTCACCAACGGATCGCCGCCTTCGGTGCCAAGCGGGTACAGGAAGTCACCCGACGGCCCAAGCGTGCGGACACGGTTTCCCGGCTCCCAGGTGAACACCTGCTCCTGCGTGGAGAACACGGCCAGACGCTCCGTACTCCAGCTCTCCAGCATCTGGTTCAGCGCCGGTAGGTTGTCTTGGTAGACGGCCTCGGGCAACACATTGCCCGAAGCCGTCAGACCAAGCAGACGATGCGCCCCGTTCAGCAGTTCACGAACGGTGGTCATGGCTTACCCCATGCTCTGCTGCGGAACGGAACCCACGTCGTTGTAGATGTTGGAGTTGGGGATGTTGCCGATTTTGCTGTTCGGCAACTTCTGGATGTTGGTGCGGATGAGGCTGTCCAAATCCATCTTGAGATTGGACACCGACTCCGGCGCCACCTTCGATCCGTACTCCGGCGCCAACTCCATCGCCAACGACAACTCCAGCAGACGCTGATAGCCCGGAGGCAGGTACTGCGTGGAGACGAGCGATGCGTAAGCGCCGATCATCTTCTCCGACTTGATGAACAGCGACACCGCCGCGTTCGGCGTGGGGTAGAGCAGGATGCGGCCATACGGCGCGTCAGGCCGGTACAGCAGCTTCTGCGGAGTCCCCGCAAGCGCCTTGGAGGTGATGTTCGTCCAATACTGTTCGGTGATGAGCGCAAGCGGCGTGTCCACGTTGCTGATGCGAACAAACGCGCCAACGATGCGGATGGGACGGTTGGTGACGAAATCGGCGGCGGGGACTACTCCCGGCTCGTTGCCGATGGTGTAGGTACTCTGCGCGTTGACCGTATTGAACTGCTCCGCCAACGTGGCGTAGTAGAACTGCGGGTTGGCGGAGTACGAGTCAATGATGGAGTTGAGGCTGTACAGGGAATCCTGCGCCTCTGCGGCTGTGGGCGCTTCGCCCGAAGCCAGAACCCCAAGAAGACGGAGCGACTTGTAGATCAACTCCTGCGCGGTGACAGCCATGATTTATTCCTCGGGCGTTCGGCGTCGTCGTTTAGCCTCAAGCCCATTGCTTGGTTCAGCCTCCACACTCGATGCGGGAGGGGTAGACGGATCAAACTGCACCCATCCCTGCCGTAAGTCGGCGGCCATCTCCTGTTCGGAGATGGCCACCTTCTCACCGTGCCGAGAATGGCGCAGATAGTACAGCATCAGGCCGGGGTGAAGGTCAGCGCATACACCGGAGCGACCACGGTGTTTGCGAGGGTGCCGGTCGCCGCCGCCCGCATACGCAGTCGGTCGCCCTTCACTACGACAAGGCTAGCCGCCGTGCCGGTGAGCGTCAGGTCGCGCCGTGCATTTGCAACAAGCGCCGAGCCGCCCGTTACCTGGGTGGTGTTGACCGCCGTAGCCGCCAGCAACGCCGCCGAACCCGCACCCGCCTGCCCCAAGTTGGTGATGGAGAAGGTGATGTAGTTGGTGTTGTTGGCCGCAAGAGCGTCCACACCCGAGAAGATAGCGCTCGACACCACGCCCGAATACGGCGCGATGATGAACGTGTCGCTGTTGCCCGTGGTGGCAATGGTGCCACCCTGATGCTGAGCTACAAAGTCCGAGAACAGGTCGTTCTCAGCCTTAGCCGCTTCGCTGATTTCCGTGCCCGACTCCAACACCGGGTCGGCGAAAGCAACGCCGATAGGCTTAGTATTTGCCATGAAAGTTCCCCTGAAGGTAGGTAGCCCCCGCCCGAAGGCGGGGGCTACTAGCCGTTACACGCGGTAGGCGACCCACGAACCGTCAGCCACCTTGCGAGCGCGGTAGCGCCCCGAGGTGCTGATGGCGACCGTGTTCGAACCCACAACCGTGAAGCCCGTGCCGCCGTTGAGCGTCACCGCACCCGAGGCCGAGCCAAGGTTGACGATGACAAACTCAAATGCGGTGTTGTCCCCCGCGTTCGGCGAATCCGCATCCACCAAAGCCGCAGTGGGCAGCGTGAAGCCGACCGCCGAAGCGTTGGTGGAAGTGATGAGGCCGTTGGCGAGATCCGACGCCGCGAGGGTGACGGTGGTGCCCGTGTATGCGACGGGAGCCTTCTGCGGCGAGAACTGCGCCTCGTCTGCGCCCGGGCCGACCTGGTAGCCGCCCGTGCCGTTTGGGATAGACATGCTGATTTCTCCTGAAAGGGTTGAGGGTTAGCCCCAGACGCGGGTGGCGAGCTGCGGACGGAGGACTCCGTAACCGTACAGCACGTCAATGCGGCAAGGCATCCGGTCGTTGTTGATGTCGTACTGACGCACGACACGCAGCGAGATCCCGTTGTGAACCTGTCGGCTCGCCATGTCAACGCCCTGCGGGAGCAGGAGGTCGGCGGTGGCGAAGGTGATGGCGTCCTTGTGGTACGCCAGGTTCTGCGGGTACTGCGTGGAGGCCGCACCGAGGAAAGTCACCGCCGCCGAGTTCTGCGGGAACGAATCCACAGTCGCCAGCGCGTGGCTAGAGGTGTAGATGGCGGGGCTGATTCGCACATCGGTGAAGGCGCTGGCGGCAGCGGTCTTGGCTTCCGTGACCACGAACTGCTGGAGCGAACCAGTGGACTCGCGGGTCTGCGGGTTGACAGCGAACACGTTGGCGATGGTGAACACGTCACCAACGTTCAGCGTCTGCGCGGTCGTGCCGTTGAACGAGATGGTGCTTGCACCCTGCGTGGACACCGTGCCGTTCACCGTGATGGTGCCCGAGCGGGAACCCGTGGTGAACTGCTTGATGGACTGGCTCATGCCGATTTCATCAAAGCCCAAAATGCCCTCACCCATCATGCCACCCTTGAACTGCTTGCTCACGGTGGAAACGGGGTTGAACAAGCCCTTCATGCCCTCAACCAACGCCGCGTTCGCAGCCGGGTTGACGGTCATGTAGCGCGGCGACATCGGCGCAGCGGCCTCGTTGAGCTTCTGGTTGGCCTGAAGCATGACGAGCGAAGTGGCCGGGGTCGTGCCGGGGGTGCCGACCGACTGGTAGATGCCGTTGTAGGCGTTGGCCACGTCAGCGTCCACGCTCGCAGCGAGCTGCGAGATACGCGGCTTCAGCACGCGCTCGGCGAAGTCGTCCAACTGAAGCGCCATTTCGGCACTGGTGAAGTTGACGCCGATGTGCTTCTGGCTGGAAACCGTGAGCGAGGTGTACTGCTCGTTGTCGCTCTGCACGGCAAGGGCGGCGCCGTCCGTGACGAGAGCGCGATCCGGCAGACGGATGCGAAGGGTCGAACCGATTTTGGCGCCCTGCACGGCGAAGGAATCGTCGTACTGGCGGTTGACGTTGCGGGTGATGACGAGGTTGTTCTCCAGGATTTCCAGAGCCTTCCGCGTGATCATGTCGATGGTCAGAAGTGAGTTAGCCACAAATTTCTCCAAAAGAAAGAAGGTTAGCGGTTACGCGCTTCCCACTGTTTCCGCTGCCGCTCGCGCTCGGCTTCGATCCACTCCGACGTACTCAACTCCTTCACGGAGCGAGGGTCGGTCGTGTCCCGAACCGGAGCGCCAGTTGCTCTTGCCGTCACCGGACGGATAGGCGGGGGCGCATTGGTTGTCTTGCGAACCGGCGGGGCGTCAGCCAACTTGGCCTCCATCCTGCCGATCTCCTTGGCTTGCAGAAACGGCGGGAGCCGCGAGATACGGTCAGCCTCCTTGGGATTCATCCCAAGGTGATAAGCGAGTTCAGGGCCGATATCACTGGCCTGAATCGTCTCCGCCATCACGGTCGTGATACGAAGCTGCGGGTTGTACGCGACTTGTTCAAAGTCCTCGTACTTATCCCTGACCGCTTCCTCACGCTCCTGATACGCGGAGATGCGCTCCTGCTGTTCGCGCTCGGCCTCACGCTTGGTCAGAAGTTCAGCGGCTTTGCGTTCGGCCAGAGCCTCGGCATAACCTTCTGGGTCTTCTTCCCTCGCGGGCAAAGGCGCGTCAGCGCGGGGTGCATCCGCTGATCGAGCTGCCTGCTCACGCTCCCACTTACGCCGTTCACGCGCAAGCCTCTTGCCTACCGCCGCATCCATTTCCTCTTGGGTAAAGGTCTTGGTGGCAGGCGTCTCCGGCTGTGCCGCCTCAGGGGCAGCGACTTCGGTTTCTGGTGCCGCCGTGGCTTCCAGTTCCGGCGCGGGGACTTCCGCTACAACTTCATTCGTATCAGACATGATGTGATCCTTGCGAATCCCTGGTCAATCGGGCCAGTACGAGTGGATGGTATGCGACTTGTGGCACAAGTGCAACTAGTATGCGGTTCCGGTGCCGGCTTCTGGCGGGCGCAAAAACGCGCTTACAATAAGCACGGGGTTTGCGCTGATTGATGCTTGACCTAAGTTTGTGGCCGGGACTCCCGCTGCTTGCGGTTGATCGGGGGGCGTAGCAAGTTGAACCGTAAGAACAGCCACGTATTACTCCCAAAGCATCGCAATGCGATATGCGGGCGAAGTGGTTGGGTTTGTAAAATTACTAGCTCCGTGGAAACCGCCATCTAAAGTAATGTAATTTCGAGTGGTACCGCCGACAACAGCCGCAGTAAACGTTGTAGTTAAAAGAAACTCAACAGAAGATACTGTCACCAACTGCATTACGGGATACACACGCGGCATTGCCGTCCAATGAAGAAACGCTTGCTGGTCACTTCCGACGGCGGTATTAGTGAGGTTGTAAGGAACGACACAAAACTGTCCGTCCACATCTACCGCCCCTGCAACATTAGTAATTGTGTTAAGCGCCTGAACTACAGGGCGATTACCAGTATTAGATCCGCGCCAATACACAGAAATACCTTGCGCGCCGGGGGCTCCAGAAAAATCAGTTGTACGACAGACAAAAAACCCAAATAAATTCGCCTCACCCCCCATTCCGCCGACGTATGCGGTTACCCCAAAAAATCCGGCTGACGCAGAAAAACACATATACGACGGGCGGAGGGTTCCTGGTAAAGATATCGACTGACTTACGTTACTTCCCGAGCAAGTCCTACGCGAAGAAACTACGCCCGTAAGTGTTCCTGATCCATTGCTATTGGTTCCTACGGTAAGCCAAACGCCGGGATAACCAATTCCGCCAGCGCTCCCGTACTCAATCTTCATAAATACCGCTTGACTGGGAAACCGCCAAATCTGGTACCCGGCGGCAACGTTAGCGGCGGGGCGGGTCGCCGTGGCGATATCAATCTGCCCCGTGTCGGCAGTCTGCACCAAGCCAACTTCGCCTAACTTGGTAGAAAAATCTGTCACCCATGCACGAAAAGTTGCATCGTTTGACTGCTCAATAGGAAAAGACCAAGCGCGAGTTGTCATAAAAATACCTTACGAAGCGAACCCGACACCGGCTTCTGGCGTCCGAAAGTATTGCCCAACGCCAATAGCCACAAAGGTATTCACTACTAGAATAGCAATGGAGGGGCAAAGATTGGTGTCAAATGCGCGTATGAATGTCTGCATGACTTACTCCCAGATCATCGCAAAGCGGTATGAGAAAGTAGACGCCCCCGCGTCGGTTTGGTGGTCAATCGGGAAATCCCACTGCTTGACGGTCACGGAGTCTCCTCAACAATCAACTGGAAGTTGATAGCCGTAAAGACGCTGGAGGACTGAAGGTAGAACGTCACCAGATCGCCAGCCTCAAGGATGGTTGAAGTCCATCCGGTGAAGTTGCTGCTGAACAGCGAAGTGCCGCTGGTGATGGTCGGCTTGGCAGCAGCGCAGATGGACTGCGCGACGGTCGGAAGCACCGGCTTTTGCCGACGCCACACGTCGATGACGCAAGCCCCCGTGCCGCCCTGCCCGATGATGTTGAGCGAAAGAATCTGGCACCGGCTCGGGATTTCAGTCGTGGCCGCAAGCGGCGCGACAACCGCACCGCCAAGCGAAGTCGCCCACACTGCCCCGTGCGAACGGCGACGAACCGGCGCCCAGACATCGTTGAGCGCCGTTTGGCGGGTCTGCCCGCCCTGCACCACGGCGACGATTTCCGATCCGGTGAGCGGCGTAATGGCCGTCGGCAGAGAGGTAATCTGGATAGGATTGCTCATGGCTTACCCCTTGAGGCTCGCGGCCATGTTCTGGAGCGCCTGGAGCTTGTCTGCGACCTTGGCGCGGTCAGCCTCTAGCGCCGCCTTGGCGGCTTCCGCAGCGGCCTGTGCGGCCACTACAGCGGCTTCCTTGACCCCAAGCTCACGCTCCCGAGCCGACAACGCGGTTTCACGCGAAACAGCCGCCGCGTTCAGGTCGGCCTCGCGCTTGTCAAGCGCCGCCGAACGGGCGTCCTGCTCACGCTTCTTGTCGGTAGCCTTAGCCGACACAGCCTTGGCATCATCCAGCATCTGCGTGGCGCTGGCTTTGGCCTCGGCTAGAAACTTCGCGGCTTCGTCGCGGTCGCGCAGGGCGTCTTCCGCCGCCGACAGTGCGCCTTGGCGCTTGCGGAGTTCGTCCCGCAGCTCGGTGAGTTGAGCCAACTGCAAGGGCAGTTGCTTGGTGTAAAAGTCAACCGGATCGAAAGATGCGGCGTCGTTGGCTACAGCGGGCATGGTTGCGACCTCAAGCGTAGTAGCTGATGTTGAGAATAGCGCCAGCCGCCTGCTGGATGAAGCGCACCTGGGACAAGTCGCCGTCGTACTGGAGCGTTACGCCCGCAGCCAGCGGCATACCGACCGTTGTGGTCGGGGCTACGCCGTCATCGCGCCACCGAACACCCGCCGTCTCGGGGGTGATGATGGCAAGCGTCGGCTTGACGAACGACCCGTTAGCGTCCCGCGTCGGTACCGTAAGCGCCGCCGAGGCCGACAGCGAGGTAATCTGCTGATAGCCGATGCAAGAAGTGATCGCCTTGAGATTGATAGCCATAGTCACATTCTCCTGCGTTCAGTAAAGGAACGCAACCGAATCAAGTTTATATCAACCGCAGGGGTCGGCGGAATAACGCCGCCACCCCAAGAGTCGCCCCATGAGGTAGCCCAAGAGTTACCCCAAGTCTTAAAAAGGAAACCCATTACAGCGGCCCCCATTCGTTACCGGCAGCGCCCGTACCCACCACCTGAACGTTATTGACGTACTGGATGTTGGCGTCGACCTGACCGGCCACCGTAAAGGCCAGCGAGTCGGTCTTGGCCTTCACCGCCGTCAAATCAGCCGACGTAGCAAGACCCGACTGAATCTCTGTAACGGCGCTTGTTGCAAGGCTTGTTGCCGTGATGGCATCGGTGCCAAGGCTGGAAACCGTGACCGAATCGCCAGGAAGCGAAGCGTAGACCTGTTCGCGCAAATCAATAGGATCGGCGCTTGTCGCCGTGATGTGCAGCACCAGATCCCCGAGGGTGTTTGTATTTGTGGTCGTCAAGCTGACTGAATACCAACCGTCGCCACGCTCAGTGACCGTAGGCGAAATGCTGGCAAACGCCCCGCCATCTTTGCTGGCGGTGATTGAAAGCGTAGCCCCCGTCAGACCCGTAACATGGTCACTTGAAGCGGTCAGGAAGACCATCAAATTCCGCGCTGTGTTTTGCTTGAGCATGATTTACCCCTTGTTCACAACGCGGGACTTGCTGTACGTGTTACCACCACCGCCAGCGGCATACGTGCCCGTAAACTCGGTTCCGTTGGCACCATAGGATACACCAAGTTTCACATCAGCCTCGATTGGCTGTTCAAGTGTGCCGGTGTAATCGTTCCCGTTAGGCCCGAAAACTACGCCCTGATCGACATCGCCGACCGGCGGGTAGGTGCCGCTCACGGTCGGCGGGTAGTGCAGCAGCACCGCCTCAATGTCGAAGTTGATGAAGGTTGAGGTGTTGCCGATGGCCTGTGTGCCGCCTGACGCGACATCTCGACCGGCAATAAGGCCAAGACCATCACCCGGCTTGATGATGATGCCCTTGCCCGGCTCGGCGCTAAAGAGCAGGTCATCGTCCATCGTGCCGGTACGCATACCGGGAACCTCACCGATAGCGCGAAAATCCTGCGCTCGGGTGGAGCGTGATAATGTCCCGGCGTCGATTTGCGCTCTGTTCCATGCCTGAAGCATGGTTACAGCTCCGTTATAGGTCAGGCCGTGCGTCTGGTAGTAATCCGCCTGCCACTCGCCTGCGATGACCGGCTGGAACGAGCCGCCGACCACCTGCAACGCAGACGGTACGGACTTGGATGTATCTGGGCGAATCGGCGTCACCGTGCCGCCACCGAGCGCGACGCCGGCAATCCGGCAAAGCCGCAGCGCGGGGGTTACCACAGCCTCGCCGTCCATCGGCAGCACCCAAAGGCGAACCGCAAGAACCACGCCCGAGCCGCTACCGTTGAAGATGGCGAAAACTGCCTCATCCAATCGGCGGTCTGTTGATAGGTCAACCGAGCGGCAAATGTAAGTTGCGCCGGTCGTTGTGTTTGTGACCACCGCCGCCGTCTGCATGGAGTGCTGGGTGCCGTAGGCGTCTTGGAACAAACCAACGCCCTGCCCTTCACGCAGGATAATCGGCTCGACATTCACACTCTCGCCGCCGCGAAAAATGTCGGCGAAGTGCGACTTCTGATGGCTGACCATCGACCCGCCGTAGGTCGCAGACGAGAACTGGGAGTTGCTGGCGGTTAACGAATAGGCAGGCGAATCCGCGATGCGCCGAAAAATGTCGGTTGCCGTCACGCTGTCGGGATTGTTGCGAACAAGGACTTGCGCCGGGAGCGCAGAATCAGCCGTGTCCATGCGGATCGGCGTGATGCTATCCCCGCCAGTCAGCGCGGTGATGCGCTTGATGGACAGACTGCCGGGCTTGCCTATCGCAGCGGTGTTGTTCGACAGCGGCGCAGACGGCGATACCCGCAGCGACACCAGCTCAAAATACCGCCGCTCGTCCGCAGTCTCGGTGTTGAAGATGCCGAGGAGGCCATCCTCCAACGGACGGACATCGACGGCATCGAGCTTCAGATACAGCGTTTCAGCCATCGGGCGGCGCCTCGTCTACAACATCAAAGCGCGAGTAGCGGTCGAGCACACCGCAACCGGGACAGCGGACAGGCGGGGAGGTGTTGCCCTGCCCGCCGTTGATGTCCTGCTCGACACGCTCGGCCAGTTCGCCCGACACGACCCACTCATGCCCGCAGGTGAGATGTCGGAGCGTAGCCATGAGTCAGGTCGCCGCGTCGGTAAATTCGATTTCGAGGTCAGCCGTGCCGACCGCCGAAGAACCGGAATGGAACAGTTGTACACCTTCCGAAGCGCGGGCTGTGACGGGTTCCACGTTGGTGTCGCCGTAGCCCGCGTTCCAAATCTCAGCGAAAGGGACAAGCGTCAGCCAGTTGGCCTGCGTCGTGCCGCCGACAATCGGCTCTTCGTTGACAAACAAGAAACGACGGAAAATGTCCGTACCCGTCACCGTGCGGTTTGTGCCGCAAGTCGTGTTCGCGTCAAGTGCCGACGAGTTGGTGTCGTGCTTGACCGGAGTCACCGCCGTGCCGCCCGATGCCGCCGTGATGCGCCGCACCTGACCGGTCGTGATGACACCCGTCACCGCCGCCGTGCCGTTGTTGAACCAGTACATGCGATATGCGCGGATAACCCGCGCCGTGCCGGTTGCGTTGAACACATCGAGCATATCTTTTGCCGATGCGTAGGCGATAGCACCGCCCGTTGCTCTCCAAGTCGCTGCCATGTCTTATGCTCCTAAAGTGATGATTTTGCCCGTGCCTTGCGTAGCGCGGAACACTTCTATCTCGCCCGATCCGTCCATCTGCGGCCCCGCCGCCCATTGCTGAACCTTGCCGTCATGCAACGCCTTCACGCTTGCATCAAGGTCATCCCGCGTGTCCCCCGCCTCAAGGCCAAGCCGCCGTGCGGACTGTACCTTTAGCATGAAATCAGCACACCGCTTGACTGCCCACGCGGGCACGGGCGTCTCAGTTCTGAGAAGCCACGAACCCAAAGCCGGTCGCCATTCCATCGCGGGTTGTTTCAAGCCAAAAACCTCAACTTGTAGATAGTGGAAAGGTACAGCCCGACGATTTCGTCGATGATGTTCTGAATGGGCGAATCGTCCTTCTCGCAAACCTCGTAACGCGACTTTTCAACCGCCGCCAACGACTCCTGCAAAAACTCCAAGACGTTGCTCGTCTTGCGAACCGCTGGCACGGGGATGGCGCCCATCAGCCCATGCCGACCCTGATAGGCTTCGGCAAACTGATCGGCCAAGTCAATTATACCATCGTAGAAGCCCTGCAACGCTACGTGCTTGGCGTAGTTGCGGGTGTTCAGATGCACCGAATGGGCGACATTACGGGCGAGGAACAGATGGCCTACGAACTCGTTGGCTTTCATGGCTCGCTCATCCCAAGCGGCGGCATATCAGCAGACGGCGCCACCAAGTCCCCAGAGGACAGCATCCCGCTGATGGTGCCCATCACAATGTCCTGAATCTGCTCCTCGGACATCGCCGGTTGCATCGCGCTGATGCGCTTCGTCTCCGCATCAAACGCCTTGATCTTGGCTTCCGTCTCCTTAATGTCCAGCTCACGCGCTTCCATCGAGTCCTGCACCTTCATCAACATCTGGTGCATAGCCTCCATCTCCTGCGCCATCGCCTGCATCTGCTGGTTCGCCGCCGCAAGCGCCGGGTCATCATCGTCAGCCAAGAGCTTCGGATCGACCATCTTCTTGAGCCGCTTGGCAATCTCCTGCGCTCCCGGCCAGTCCATGTTCTTGACGAACAGGTCGCCAGCCACAGCCCACAGCTCGGGGTTGCCCTGAAGAATCTGCGCCATCGCCTCCATGGCCTCCTGGCGTTGCGTCATATACGACGGGCCAGTGGTGACGCGGACATCGTACCGGCCAACGCCCAAGTTGTAGATGCGCTCGATGACATTGCCCGATTCGTCTTGAATCTTGCGAACCGGCTCCTGCTGCATGGGGTCAACCTTGACCCGCTTGACTTCCTCGTCAATGCCGATGACCCGCGCCACGCGCTGCGTGTCGTAGATCTTGGGGATAAGGTCAACGAGCTGGCGCGTGACATAGCGAACGGCCCTAGCCCGGTTGTCTACATAATGGTATGTGCCGGTGTCGCCTTGCTTTTCACGCGCCAGAATGGCCCTGCCCGAACGCTCGTTGGACGCAGCGCCAAGGCTAGAGTCATAGATCCCCGTTGTCGTTTTGATGTCCTCGGCGGCGCCTGCCTTCGCGGCAATCAGCCCGTGCTGCACCATCGGCGGCTCGGCGCGCTTCGGCAGCGGCAGCACGCTGCCCTGCCCGTCGGTGACATCTGGATTCACTTCCAAGTACGGCCAGTTCTGCGTGTTCGCAGACTTCCACTGTTGCTCGTACCCCTCAAACTGTCCGCCGTAGCCGATAAACGGCGCCTTGGGCGCCAAGGCCAGCATCTCGGCCTCTTGGCTCACCCAGTAGTTGTACATCCGCTGCGCGTCCTTGGCGTTACGCACAAGGCCCGAGACATACAACCGGCCATCAACCTCAAACTCGTTGCCGACGACACGCACGACCGGAATCCACTTCCCAGGCCATACCTGCTTCTCCAGCACCTCCGCGCCGTTGGTTTTGCACCACATGATGGTGCAGACATCCACTTCGCGGGTGCGAACGACCGGCAAACCCATAGCTTCGGCCATCTTGGCCTCTTGCGAGTCGGCGTATGCCGTGCTGCCGTCGGGGTACAGATTTAGTGTCTTTGGCGAGTAATCCTTGTAGAAATACTCCGCAACACGCACCGTGTCCTTGCCGATCCACGCCGAGAGCGCCCCATCGCCGACACCGCGCTGCATCCAAACCGAAACCGGATCGGCTTTCGGGAACGCACGCTCAAAGTCGTCATGCGACATATCCTCGGTGATGAAGCACCACTCCGCATCCTCGCCGCAAGGGTCTTGGATGGTGGGATCCATGTAGACGCTGAACGAGTTGCGGATGCGCCCGATGAGCAGGTCTTGGTCAAAGCTCGCATCGTCGCAATACTTCGTCAGCACACGGATGTAGCCCTCGCCGTAGGCTACTTGGTTGTCGCAAGCGGTGTCGTAGGCGACATCAGCGTTTGAGATGTACTCGATGTGCTTGATGATGCCGTCGAATATCTCCGCCACCTCGCCGTCGGCTTTGTCATCCACCGGGATGACCTTGCCCATCGGGCGGTTCTGCCGCTGCTCGTTCGTGACCTGGCGGATGTGCTGCGGGAGCTTGTTGATGGTCAAGCAAGGCCGCGCCGCAACCGTCTGTCCCTGCACCGAGCCGCGAGTCGCCAGCACGTCCTGCGGCCACTGCCACTGGTTGTCCGGCGACCCCGCCATGAAGCGTAGGTCATCCAGCTCGTCCTCGCGGCTGTCGCTGTAAGCCGACAGCGCCAAGGTCATGCGCTGACGGGCGATGCCAAGAATCTTCTCGTTTTCGTCCTTGGCCATCAGGCGCTCATCCAACTGCTGTTGACACCGCCGCCTTCCTGCATCGTCACGCGCCGCGCAAGGGGCCGCGACTCGCGGTGCGCGAGCGGGTAGGCGAACGTGACGGCGATAGCGTCGGCTGCGTCAGGGGACGCCAACCCGCGTGCCTTCATGTCTTTTTTGCTCTCCAACTGGATCGCTCCGGCTGAGTTGAACTTCTGGTGGGGGCCGACCAAATCGGCCTTCAGCGTCCGATCCGGCGGTAAATGCGCGCTCTGGAGCCATGCTTTCATGTCCGCCCACATCTCCGTGCGCTTGTTCTGCCAAGCCGCAGGGTTACGGGACTTCCAACCGAAGTTGACTCCGCGAACTTTATACCTCTGCTCCTTCAATCGGTCAAGGATGCCGTAACCCAAGCCGCCCTCGTCAATCACCGTCATCACCGGCTGGTACTGCTCCATGGCGTCAATTACCCGCCCCACCGTCGCCATTGTGTCCTCGCCCCGGTAGCGGTGGATGGCGATGATATCGCGCCCCTGCCGCACGGCGATGACCGTAGAGTCGGCGCCGCTTCGCGCCGGGTCTACTCCGATGACCCTAGGAGCCGTCTCGTCCTTGAAACGAGGTCGAGCCACAGCCTCGTCCACCAGCCGGGGGCTGATGAACTGGTCTTCTCCGTCGCCGGGGAACTCCCCGTAGACTTCAACCCGGGCTTGGGGGCTGTCGGGGCCGTATTCGGCGATGATTTGCTCGTAGACCGCCTTGTCGGTGTCTTCGACGGTGCGCGAGTCAATGTTTTGCGTGCGCCAGAAGTCCCTTTTTGCGTTGAAACACTCATAGAAGTAGCCCTCCGGCCTTCGCGGGTTAGAAAATGCAAACCAAAAGCGATTTGGCGTGTTTTCGGTGAAAAATCCCGATGTCACCGCCCAAATCGAGTCAGGAATACCGCTCGCCTCGTCGAAAACGACGAGAACACCATCGAAATTGTGAACTCCGGCGTAGGCATCGGGGTTTTCCTCGCTCCACAAGCGCCCCTCCACGCTCCAGTAGCGCGTACCCTTCTTCAGATCCTTCTCCACCAGCTCCGCCAACCACTTCGCAGGCATCACCCGAGTGGCCGACACCTCATACCAGTGGCTATTGAGCAAAAGCGCGAGCCACTTTGTGATTTCCGCCCAGGTAATCGAGCGCAACTGCGACTCGCTGTTAGCCGAAACGATGGTCGTGGAGCCAATCCGCGTGGTCAACATCCACAGCACGATCCAACTGACCAACGCCGACTTGCCAATGCCACGGCCCGAAGCCGTCGCCATCCGCATCACCTCGTAGTTGGTGAGCGTCCTGTTCTTGGCAATCTGCGCCGCGATGTCCCGCAGCACCTTGCGCTGCCACCGCCTCGGCCCCTTGAAGTGTTCCAACGGCGTCCCCGCCTGCCCCCACGGAAAGGCAAACAGCACGAACGCTTCGGGGTCATCCTTGATGGCGGGCGACCATAGCCGCGCCATCAGTTCTTCTTCCTCTTGGGCGCTGTAGATGGGTAGTTGCATCAGCGTGCGCCCTCCGGCACAACCTCAAGCGCCGCTACACGGCTCTCCGCCGCAGCATACCCTAGCGCCGTCGGTAACGCCTTACCCTCTATCACGCGCCCTTGCGCCGCCGCCAGCGCGCCTGTAATGCTGATCTGCTGCGTCACATCGACCTGAACCTGCTGCTTGGCTACCCAGCCATGCACGTTCTGCAAGATCGCAAGCGCCGCCTTGGCGTCACCCTCACGCGCCGCCTTGTGCAACAAGCCAGAAACCGCTAGCTCACTGTCCGCACGGCCCTTCTCTTCGGCCATCCGAACCAACGGGTCTAGCTCACACAAGCGCCGATACTCCACCGGCAACATCCCCGCAGCCAAGGCCAGGTTGTCACCCCGTAGCCCCAGGCTTGCAGCGTCATACACCGCCTGCAACCGAACCTCAGTCGCACGCAACTCCCGTACCGTCAACGGCAACGACTTGAACATGGGGCAAACCTAGCACACATCTTTAGCCGTAAGCAAATGGCTTGTGGCTTCGAGCCGTAAGCAAATGGCTTGTGGCTTTTTGCTGGGGGTAAAAAAATTTCTCACGGCCCCACCGTAACAGTAATGACGTTTGCGTTGGCCCTACCCGGGGGCAGGGGGTGCCTGGTCGATGCTGTGGCAAAAAGGCAACGGCTGTGGCCTGGCCGCCACAAGCTGCGATCCGTTAGGTGTGGGCAGTCTGCTAGGGGCTAGCGACTGTCAGCCGACAGCCGACAGCCGACAGCCGACAGCCGACAGCCGACAGCCGACAGCCGACAGCCGACAGCCTCTAGCCGTAGGTTGTGGGCAATGTGGGCTATTCGTTTTAGATTGCCCACATTGCCCACACATAGCATCCGGCGTGGGCTTGAGGCATACGGCGTGGGCCATGTGGGCAATGTGGGCATAGCCCACAAAGTCGCAGCGCGTCGACGGCGCGAGTCCAACATGTGCTAGTTATCCACAGGCATACTGTATGCGTATACAGTAGTTCAGCCAATCCTCTTTCAACTTAAAAACATTGCCCACATTGCCCACAACCTCAGCCCCACGCTATAAATACAGGCATTTGAGCGTGGGCAATTCGGCCGAAAAGCATTGCCCACAATTCGACCCACAATGCCCACAAAAAACGATTGCTCCGAAACGGATTCAATTAGCAACAAAAAGGCTTGTAAGGTGTCCTATTACTATGTTGAGATTCGTACTACTGAATTGCCCACAAATCAAATCAAATGACCCACACTTTAGAGGATACTAAAATGACCTTTGCCGAAAATGTAATCGAAGAATTACGCTCCATGCAGGATGCGGAATTGATTAGCAAGCGCACACTGTCCCGTGCCGTTCGCATTGTCCGTAGCGATACGGACACCTTTTGCGATAGCGCATACGGTGTGAATGGATACCGCGACTCTGTAATGTCTGTCACCGATGGCGCGGATCTCGCGGTATCCCTTGCCACTATCTAATGCCGCATCCCATAGCCGCCTAGCAATAGGCGGCTAGCCGATGCGCCATTGCATCATTCACTACAATAAAGGATACAGTACAATGCTTAACACAATTGCAATTCCGTTAAATGTGCTCCGTGCAACGCTCACGCACACCGCCGTTAAAGATATCCGGTATTACTTAAACGGGGTCTTTATCGACACTGCACGCGGCAAGGTAGTAGCAACCGATGGCCATCGCATGATTGTGGTAGACGCTGAGACAGTGCGCCATGCCGTTATTCCGTCTTTCATCATTCCGGACGATTCAATCCGCGCCATGATGTCCGCCTATAAAGGCACGACCTGGGCGACTAGCTGCGCACCGGTAGATATCACGGTGACACTTGCCGATGTTCCGTCCGGCGGCGTGCGCGTGAACACGGGCACACTGGCAGCGCCTACGGGCACGGTAAATTTTAACGCCATCGACGGCAAGTATCCTGATTACAGCCGCGTCATTCCGGCACCGGATCAGGTGGGCGCATATGCTTTTTCCATACTGAACCCCGATTATGTAGTGGACGCTATTGCCGCCGTTAAAATCCTCGCAGGTATCCCGGCAAAGAAAAGCGCCGCTATCCCGGTATGGACGCAAGGCGACCGGCCCGCGTTGGTCTATGGCCGTGATTCTGGCCCTAAGGCGCTAATCATCATCATGCCGATGCGTGACGATAGCGGCGCCGCTGGCATAATCGCAGCGGATAGGGCGCTAGATTCTACCCGCGCCGCGTGCCGTGCCGCGCAACCGGAAGCCGCGGCGCCCACCGTCGCTGAAGCCGCCTAACCCCCCGCCCCATGGCGTAAGGTAAACCCTTGCGCCATGGGGCCGCATCCTCTACACTACAATTCGTTACAGTCAACTACAGGACACTACATCATGACAACCGCAACTCTTGACCTCACCGCCGACATTATCAATGTGCGCGACATCATCGCCCGTTTTGAGGAATTGGAAAACGATATCGAAAATTGCACGATTGCGACGGATGCGATGGACGCAATATCTGTTGCGCGAGAGCACTCCACCCTTGCCGCCATTCTTGATGACCTGAAAGGCAATGGCGGCGACGAACAATGGCGCGGCGACTGGTATCCCGTCACGCTCATCTGCGATTCGTATTTCACTTACTACGCCCGTGAGATGTTGGAAGACTGCGGCACGATCCCGCGCGACCTTCCGTCATGGGTGGAGATTGACTGGGACGCGACCGCCCGTAATGTCCGCATGGACTACACGCCCGTCGATATCGACGGCGTGACCTACTGGTACCGCTGACAGCGGACAGCTTCAATCCGCCCTGCTTATGGGGGCGGATTCTGGATGTTCACTAAACTAAACTAAAGGGTAAAAGTATGCGACCAAAGTTTAAGCTCTACCGTACCGGCTGGATTACCGTGATGGAAAAAAACGGCCCGCTGTATTCCGCAATCGTCCGCAATGCAGCGGGGGAAATACACGATAAGGTCAGGTGCGACGATTACCGCACGGCATCGGAATACTACCGTGCCTTTTCCGCTATCGCCAGAAATGGCAAGGCCGCGCCATGACTCCGGCCTTTGATTGGGCGATCCTGCTCGCGGCCTGGTTCGCGTTGTTCGGGATAGGCGCGTGCATCTTGGCCGTGCTGGAATGGCGCGATAGGCGTAAGGCGAGGCGCAAGGCGCAAGGCGGGGCCCCATGACCCCCGTTGAGATCCGGCGGGCGATATGGGCGGCATTGTTCCTGCTGGCCGTCACTTGGGGCTGTGCGCTAATCGCTGGGGGTGCGCCGTGAGCGCCCCTCAGCCCACGCCCGGGCTGATAGGTGCGGCCATGCTGGAGGCGCTGGAGGTCGCAAGGGACTGGTGTATGGCCGAGCTAGCGCATCCCGGCGTCCATGATCCGCAGGATTTGCTCGACACGCTCGAGGCCGCGATAGAGCTGGCGACTGGAAAGGAGACGCCGCAGTGAAAGACGATCCATTTTTTGACCCTGAAACCATGTATCGCGCGCCTGGCACAAGCGCCACATATCTCCGGCCTAAATGCTGGAATTGCACATATTTTGATGCCAGCGAGGACGGCCCGTTTGAACGGGTGATGCACCATTGCCGGATCAGTAAACATCGGGCGTTGCCTGGATGGACAAAGGCAGTCAAGGGTACGCATCTGACAGAACACAACAACTGTTGTGATTTTCACGAACCGTCGGAGGATTGAGCGATGACCGACTTTATCGAATACAACCTTGGCACAATCGCCGCAAATATGCCCGGCCGCCGCGAACGCATTGCTACTGCTTGCATGGCGGGGATGTTGGCTAATCCAGATGTCGACCCGTGGCGGGTTAAAGTAGCCGTGGATGCGGTATTTCACGCCGACGCGCTGATTGCGGAACTCGACAAGCCGAAGGAGGTGCAGCCGTGAGCCGTGATGATTACGAACTCGTTTCTGCTTTTCACATCACAGAGACTAGGGTGGTGAACAATCCGCAATATGCCCGTCCCGTGATGATGGTACGCGAGGGA